GCGGAAACTGCACCGCCAAGTGGCCACCCTACCGTTACAAATGCCGAAGCCGCCATTGCTAAAGCGAAAGGGAAGTCATGATTAAGACTACTGAAACAATCGCCCTGGGCACCGCCTTGCGCCGTTGCCGTGAGGCCGCCGGCTTATCCGTAATGGATGCGGCAGTCAAGGTTGGCACGATCGCCACGAGTGTTTACAAATGGGAGCAAGGCAAGCACGTGCCGACTGAGGAAAACAAGGCGAAGCTCGCCGCGGCATACCGATGCTCGGTCGCTGATTTCTATCGCTGATTAGGGTGGCAGCCATACTCCCTAGATTTAGGCGCCGACCATAAATCCCTGTCCCGCAACGCTTAATGTCTGATATTGCGTACCCAACACCCGCATTTGGGCGCCACGCCCACAACCCGGCTTCCCCGCCGGATTTTTTTGTGCGCCGATCCCCATAGCCGACTGGGGTAGCGGGAATCGGTAACGATCCGGCGGCCAGCGTTTACGCCGTGGAACTGCCCCAGTCGGTTTGTCTTGCAAATCGTTAATGTATTCGCTAAGATAGAGGAATGCAAGACATGGCAACTATTATCGAGCAACCGGAGCTTGAATATTTCCGGTTAAACGTCCGGCGACTATGCGCGGATCGCAAGCAACGTGCGGTTGCACTACGAGCCGACATATCGCCGGAGTATCTTTCCTGCGTGCTTGCGGGCCGCAGTAACCCCAGCCTGGGCGTTGCCGCTAATATTGCCAGAGGGCTGGGCGTACCGCTGACAGCACTTCTCACCGATCCGGCGCTATTCAAAATCTGAAAATTATTTTCGGATTGGGGTTGACGCCCCTTAAACGATAGATTAAGATTCTCAAATTGAACGTGCGCACGCGAGAGCCTTCTCTTCGGAACCCTATGGCATACGGTTCTTGAGGCATATTGGCAGACTCTACTTCCAGAAAAGGAGATTGATTGTGGCAACTGCAACCTCGCGCCGGCCAACAGTGTCGCCGCCGAAGAAGCTGTCCCTTTCTGACGCAATTGCAGGTAGCAAAAAACTACCAAGTCGCGTTGTGTTTCATGGCCAGGGTGGTATCGGCAAGACGTGCTTCGCCGGTCATGCCCCCAAACCATTCTTTTTGTTGTCTCCCGGTGAGACCGGGTTACACACACTGATTGACAGCGGCATCCTTTCGGATACTCCGAACTTGGAAGTGCCGAGTTGGTCGGGACTCCTCGATGTTATCGAGGAACTGATTGCGACTGAGGTGCCGCACAAAACGCTGGTCATCGACACGATTGACGGCATGGAAAAGCTGGCCAATCAATTTGTGTGTGACACAAACTATAGCGGTGATTGGTCCGAGAAAGGATTCATGTCTTATCAGTGCGGGTTCCGCGGTGTGGCCGCCGGTCCCTGGCGTGGTTTTCTTGCGAGCCTCGACCGCTTGCGTGAGGCCCGGCAAATGGGAATCCTTCTGTTGGCGCATACTGGTGTCGGGAATCATCGCAATCCCAACGGCTCTGATTACAGCCGCTTCATGCCGGATATGTACAAGGATGCTTGGCAATTGACCTACGGCTGGGCGGACATCGTATTGTTTGGTAATCGCGACATCATCGTGGAGAAAGACAAGAAGGCAAAGGGTGGTGCTATACGCACGTGCTACAGCGAGTACGACGCGGCATGGGACGCCAAGAACCGCCACAACCTACCGCCCGAAATTGACATGGGAGAGTCAGGCAAGGAAGCATGGGACAATTTCATGGTCGCACTGGCGGCCGGTCGCAACGGAAAAAAAAAGGAGTAATCACATGGCACGCGGACCTTACTACGAACCGGGCCGATACTGGGGCACGATCACCAGCCAACAACTCGGCGAAAGCTCAAACGGAAACCCCCAGTTCATTCTGCGATTCGAGGTTCTTGGCAAGATCAATCTTGCCGATCCCGAGGGCGAATTGGTGGCCGTCACGCAAAACCTTGAGCGGACAATTTACCGCGCGATTACTGACAATAGCATTGACTGGATTCTACAAGACCTCGAACAGCTTGGATTTACCGGCGCGAGTTTTGCCGAACTGGACCCCGGCAATGAAGTCTTTCAAGACTTCTCTGGACAAGAAATTCCCATCCGATGCGAACACGATACTTACCAGGGAACCGTGCGGGAGAAGTGGTCTATTGGCGTTGCGCCTTCGGCAGCCAAGCCCTTGGAGCCAAAGGCTATCCGTCAACTAGATTCGATGTTCGGCAAGGCCTTGAGGGCGTTGCCTAAGGCAAAGCAAGCAGTGCGTGAGACAGGCACGCCAAAATCTGCACCGCCTCCGGTGGATGACGTCGATGCCAACATTCCCTTTTAGGATGGAAGACAGAATAGACCAATGCACCACACCGGACGGAGCCGCAATTCACTGCATGAGACTGCCGCGTTCTTGAGGCGGTGTCAATCGGCGCAGCTTGTCCTGCGTGCCGTACGGTGGTGCCCTCTGTCCGTTCCTGAACTGGCCATTGTCCTGCGTGGCCGCGTAGCCCCTTCAACCGTGAGACGTACCTTGTTACACCTCCGGTTGGCGGGGCTCGTTTGTTGGTCTGGTAGATGGACGCGGGTTCGGCACGGTGGGCTGGCACGGCAATGGAGGGCGGTTTGACCTACGAATTCCAACCACGCCACAAGTTCACCGAAGCGGAGGCAACTGACATCAGCTACATTAAGCAGATACGGAACGGCCGGAAGTGGGACGACTTGCGGTTTGAATTGTTTCAACAGGGCAGGCTCCCGGAAAGGGGATAGGATGGCAGGCGACTGGATAAAAATACAGCACTCGACACCCGACAAACCGGAAGTCCTGGAGATGGCTCGCCTGCTCAATATGGACCGCGACACAGTGGTAGGCAAGCTGGTGGTTGTCTGGACTTGGTTCGACTTACAGAGCGTCGATGGCACCGCACCCGTAACGCTGCGAGCGTTACTTGACCGTTACGTTGGGCATTACGGTTTCTGTGACGCCATGGAAAACGTTGGTTGGTTGGAAACAACAACGGAGCAATTAGCGCTACCGAATTACGGCTATCACCTGGGGGATAATGCCAAGAAAAGGGCGCAAAGTGCCTGTAGGCAAGCGGTTTTCCGCAATTTACCGCGTAACGCAAATAGTAACGCTGACAGCGTTACCAGAGAAGAGAAGAGAAGAGAAGAGAAAAGGAGTAAGAAACATACAAAGAAAGCCCCGGCATACTCGGAAGCGTTTGAAACATGGTGGGAGCTATACCCCCGCGCTAGGCGCACCGGCAAGCTACTGGCTGCCAAGGCTTACGCTAAGGCTATCGCGCAACTCAAGGGCGACCACCCCGACCCGGATGCCTACCTGTTGGAGCGGCTGGAGTTATTCGCCGCATCGGAGTGGGCACAGAGCAAATACTGCTGGGGACCAACGCCGTGGCTCAACCAGGGCCACTACGACGACGACCCGCAAGCATGGCAGCGGAAAGGAACTACCGATGGAAAATATGAAACAAGCGGTCGCTACCACAATAGCGACGACGACCAAGACGCAGGCCCGCGATCAATCAAGGTGTAGGCTCCGCCGGCAGGACCGCGATCACCCGATCACCTGTGGCGGCGTGGTCCCGGTTTGGATGGAGGTGTCGCCGGGCCTGCGCAAACTCCTGACGCAACTTGCCATCGGTGCATGTGATTGGCCGCTCTATATCTGGGGCTCCACCGGGCGCGGCAAGACGTGTGCGGCGATAGCGCTTGCCAACATGACCGCCGATAGCCTGTATGTCGGCTGCGAAAAGCTGTGCGAAGAAGTCTACAACGAACACATATGGTGGCAACGATTGGCCGAGTGCAACCTTGCGATTATCGACGAACTCGGCTTGCGACCGGCACAAGATCAGCGGGCCTACCTGGCAATCAAACGGGCGGCAGACCTCCGAGAGCACAAGCAGACGATCTGGATAAGCAACCACGGCCCCGAAGCACTCAAGCGACTATTCGACGACCGGATATATTCCCGGCTCGTCTGCGGGACAAGCATACAACTCACCGGCAATGACCGGCGAGTGGAGACCCCATGAACATATTGGCCCTCGACCTCGCAACCAAGACCGGCTGGGCGCATTCGTGCGGACTGTCAGGAGTCCAGAACTTCGCACCACGTCGCGGCGATTCGCCGGGTATGCGGTGGCTGGAATTCCGGGCGTGGCTATGCCGTGTCCTTGACGCCAGCCCAACGGACTTGATTGCCTACGAGCAAGCACACCATCGCGGCGGTGCGGCAACTCACGTAGCCCATTCGCTGATTTCCCAGGTCGAAGCGGTGGCTGCCAAGCGGGGAATTGAGATAACGAATCGGCACACGGCGACTATCAAGAAGTTTGCGACGGGCAAGGGGAATTCGGGGAAGCCTGTAATGCTCGCTGCCGCCCGATCCAATTGGCCTGACATAGCAATTATCGACGATAACCACGCTGATGCGCTTTTTCTATTGGCGTTGGCAGAACGGGACTACACAGCCGCAGAGGCGGCGGGAGGAAACAATGCAGAAATCACCCATTGAGTGGACCGAGACCACCTGGAACCCAGTCACCGGCTGCACGAAAGTAAGCCCCGGCTGCGCACACTGTTACGCCGAGCGGATGGCAAAGCGCCTCAAGGCGATGGGCGTGGAGAAATACCGCCACGGTTTCGGCGTGACGTGCCATCCCGAAACGCTAAAAGAGCCACTGAAATGGAAGAAGCCCCGCAAGGTGTTCGTTTGTTCGATGGGCGACCTGTTTCACGAGGACGTGCCGGACAAATTTATCGACAAAGTTTTTGCCGTAATGGCCCTTTGTCCGCAGCACACATTCCAGGTCTTGACGAAGCGAATTGATCGGATGGCCGAATACCTCAAGGATCAGCTTGATGGTGCGGGCCGACATCATTTTCCGGCGTGGGGATGTTGGTGTAGCGAAATGGCTACTTGGGCCTCCGTAAGCGGTGCGCGTGATTACGAGGCAACCGACGAAGACCCATTGGGTACGTATTATATCTACGACGAGTTGATGCAGGCGACATACAAGGGGTATTTGCCTAATGTCTGGCTTGGAACAAGCGTCGAAAATGCGGATTACTTGTCACGCATTGATGATCTGCTCGAATGCCCGGCTGCCGTGCGGTTTGTGAGCGCGGAGCCGTTGCTGGGGCCGCTGGACCTGTCATCACTTGGCTGCACGGGTTCACTGCCGATGGTGGATTGGGTGATCGTCGGCGGTGAGTCGGGCACCGGCGCACGGCCGATGCACCCTGATTGGGTACGCGACATCCGCAACCAGTGCGTGGAGGCGGGCGTCCCGTTCTTTTTCAAGCAGTGGGGCGAGTGGTTGCCGGTCAAATCTCGCGACGTCGGCCACTGGCTAAAAGCAGGCAAAAAGAAAGCCGGCCGCCTACTCGACGGTCGGGAGTGGAGTGAGGAACCACGGGAGCAAAACAAATGCAGAAGCAACGGTGGCGTAATTACAAAGTTGCGCAAAGCCGCCGAGACGGCAGGAGGTAACGATGGATTATAGATGTCCCCAGTGCGGTGCGGAGCAGGTATTGCCAAGGGCGATCAGGGATGGGCAAATTACAATCGCTCCACGCCTCGAATGGGCGTGCGGCTCGTGGGAGGATGACACCGGGCTGCACCATCCGGTTAACACTTGCGGTGTTCGGGCGGCTGACAGGAAGGTCGAGCGGCTACGCAACATCATCCGCAGGCTGCTGCCAACGTGCCGGAGGGGCCTGGGTGCGATAGAGGCAGAGGTTCCAGGCGACAACCGGCATTTGCGAGAGTTACTTGACGAAGCCGCTGAAGCGGCGGGAGGAAAAGAATATGTGTAAAGCAGCTAGCGCACAAACGGCTGGCAATGGCAGCGCACAAAAGGCTGGCAGTTGCAGCGCACAAACGGCTGGCAATGGCAGCGCACAAAAGGCTGGCAGTTGCAGCGCACAAAAGGCTGGCAGTTGCAGCGCACAAACGGCTGGCAATGACAGCGCACAACAGTCTGGCGATGACAGCGCGCAAACGGCTGGGATTTGTAGTACGCAAAAGGCTCGCAGTTGCAGCGCACAAAAGGCTGGCAGTTGCAGCGCACAAACGGCTGGCAGTTATAGCGCACAACAGTCTGGCAATTATAGCATGCAAACGGCTGGCAATTATAGCATGCAAAAGGCTGGGACCGGGTCGGTGCAAATCACACGTTGGTTTGCGGATGGTGCATGGCATGTTGCAACTCGTGTAATCGATGAAACGAGTGCGGATGTGTGGTATTACGTCGAGTTCGGTGTGTGGCGTAAATGCACGCGAGATGAAATTAAAAAAGTAGATGCTAAAGCAACAACGCGGCAGGAGGAAAGTGATGGTTGAGCAAACTCATATATGTCCAATACATAATCGGGCGTGGAGTGACGTGCCGGCGTCATCATGTCCTTGGTGTGTTAATGAGCAATTACAAGCTGAAATCAAGCGGCTCAATGATGAGACGTGTCTGCTTGCGATGATACAACAGGAGCGGGACGAAGCCTATGCTGTAATTGCCGAGATGCAGGATGGTGACAATCCTGAACTGTGGGGATGCCTCGTTGCTGACCGGAACAAACTGAAGGTGGAAGTAAAGCGGCTGAGGTGGAGCACCATGTGGCACAAACTAGACGGAGACCCAACGGTTCTGCCTGCAATCGAAGAGGTTGTGGCCCTCGCACTTCCCACGCTAACAGTGCTGGGAGTCCGCGTTTCCGGTGATGACGGCTGGCACTGGGAGAGAGTCTACGATTGTCCTATTGTCTATCGGAAAAAGTGGTCAACGGAAGACTCCGAGCAGATTGACGAGGAGCCGACAGCGTGGCACTCGTTACCAATGGCAGCCGCTGATGCGGCAGGAGGTAAAAACGTATGAAAGAAATGTCAAAAGCCCATCTCAATAATGTGCTGAGATGGATCAAAAAGGCTAGATATGAGAGCATCGTCCAGCTACGGCAAAAAGCATATCACACCCGGAATAGATTGGGCGTAAAACGTGATATGCAGAGGGCGGCAAAGAAGATGAAAAGGGGCAGTGACCAAATGGACTTGAGGTTGGTTGTCGTTTGGATGGATTCTATCACCGTAGAGGATAAGGAAGCCATCAGTCAATTGGTAGCGATTGATGCTACAGCAACAAGTCAAATTCAAGGGCGATACTTGCTATGAACAAATTTGTGGAAGCGATCAGGGCGAGGGGAGGAAAAGGATGAAAGATAGTATACGCAACTGGCTACACGGCCAAGTGGTGGCCATCGAATCGTTATCGCAGTCCAGCGCGAACGAATGGACTGATCCGCAACGGCTAACGTCAGGGGATGTCGTCGAGTTGGCGAACGCAGAAAGTGAGGTTTCGGAATGAAGCGAAGCGAAATGGAGATAACCTCCACTGATTTGTTGGATGCGGCACAGTTGCTCTACGACTGCCTTATTCGCATCTACCCAGAGGAGTTCACCAAGGAACACATTAACGCCGCTGCTGAACGCTTTGGTGATGGCGGCGGCACAATACACAGGATAGCAAGCATGGCCGACAAGCTTCGTCTTGCATCCAACAGTTTATTAGACAGATCCGATCCATCTAACACCGCCGCGAGCGGTCAAGGAAAGGGGTGAGGGGTGAGTATTGATCGGTTTAAGCGTGAACGAGAAATCGCAGACGCGTGGGCAAAGGCAGGGCACGATGTTTCCCGCCCCGACGACTACGAGATCATGTTGATATCGCTTCAGGCCAACCTCGTCGCGGTCCGTGATCAGCGCGATGAGGCAAACGCGCAACTACGCCGCGCGAAAAAGACTCTGGCACGGCTAGCGAAGCGCAACATTGAGCTGCGGTTGGAACTGGACGTGGCCGAGACAACGTGCAAGGCCAACCAGTTGGACCACGTTAGACCAATCAACAAGAGGGCTGGTGGAACAAACACGCCAGACAACATTCGCCCGATCTGCGGGGACTGCAACCATAAACGGGATCACAAATGGTACGGAATGGAATACGCACAAAACGAGGCCGCTCTATTGAAACAGATTGCAGAGCTTCGGAATACAGAAGCGGAGTAGCCTGAATTTGTCTTGTTGGGTTTCACCGGCAAGACGGGAAGGAGCATGACATGGGAAAGGACACAGGCAAGCCTCCGATTGGTGAGGCATACGACACGGGCGACGAAATCGTCATTCTCGGAACGCCGCCGAACTTTGACGACAGCGTGCCGGAAGATGATCCGCGCCGCCACAACTGCGACGCTATGGGATGCGGGTGCGCTCACGTCCTGTACCGCTTTCGTAAACCCAACGTCTCAAATGACGTTTCAGAAGGGAGCGAAGAATGAGCGGAATGAATGATAACGTCGATTTGCTGGTTGGGTGCCCCCATTGCGGTAGCACTCAGGTCCGGCACGTCAGGACCGCGCTCAAGTACGAGCGCCACGAGTGGCGGCGCGTCAAATGCGACAAGTGCGGCTGCTACGGGCCGATTGCGAAGACTGAGGTCGAGGCCAAAACCGCATGGAACATGAGAGCGCCCAACCTGATTGCTGAGAATAGGCGACTGCGTGACGAACTTAAAGAGCTACACGCTGCTGTGGCAGACTATGCTTGCGGGCGGAAACATTAGAGCCGCTGAAGCGGCAGGAGGAAAATCGTGATCGGCTACCATTTCACTGGTGATAAATTACGTAATGGCGAGCCAATTCCTCCGATTGGAGAATGGATCGAATACAAGGGAAGAATCGTTCCTTGTAAATCTGGATTACATATGAGTGAGCATCCGTTTGATGCGCTACATTCTGCTCCAGGGTGTTTGCTGCATCAGGTAGAACTTGAGGGTGACATCGTGCCGCATGGCGACCCAGTAAATGATCACGTCGGTCGTCGGCGGAAAATTATCGCTACGATAGACGCAACCGATTTATTGCGTGCATTTGCCCGTTGGTGCGCCTTGCAGGTAATTGATTTGTGGAATGCACCAGCAATAGTGCGCGAGTACCTGGAGACAGGGGACGAGACAAAGCGGGATGCGGCAAGAACTGCGGCATGGGCTGTGGCAAGTGATACGACAATGGCTACGACAAGTGGCGCGGCATTGGCTGCGGTAATTGCATCTTCGGCATTGGTTGCGGTAATTGCATCTTCGGCATGGGATGCGGCAAGTGATGCGGCAAGGGATGCAAGTGATGCAAGTGGTGCGGCAAGTGGTGCGGTATGGACTTCGGTATGGGCTGCGGCAAGGGCTTTGGAATGGGATGCGGCAAGTGATGCAAGTGATGCGACCCTGGCTGCGCAGCGATCACGGTTTGCCGCAATGGTAGAGGAGGCGTTTAGAGCCGCCGCGGCGGCAGGAGGCACCGACTAATGCTACACGTGTCATTCGCGATGACCACGGCCGCCTTCGCTGACAGCACGAAAACCGAGACGCGGCGATTGTGGAAGCCGAGGCACGCTGCCAAGTTTACCGCCGGCCGCGAGTTCGTCGGGATCACCAAGGACTTCCGCGCGGGAGGCGAGCGGATACACGTAGCTCGAGTTGTATCGTGCCACCTTGAGCGATTGGGCGACATGACGGAAGACAGCTTTGTTCGTGAGGGCGGAACGAGATACTGGCGCGACCTTGGGCATTACATCCAGGTAATGGGCGGTCCGGACGTAGTGCCGTATGTACTGCGGTTTGAGCATGTGAAATGAACGACCAAGCAAGCAAGCACGACCTGATAGCAATCGCCGACGGGAGCCAGACGCACATCTACCGCTGGCCGCGTGGCGAATCGCCATTGCCGCTGGCGGGCGTGCTGGCACATCAGACGGCGTGCGGACAGATTACGTTCGCCGTTGCCCGGAAAGCGTGCATCGGCATGAAGTCGTTGGAGCTATTGCGTGCGGGTAGGCTGCACGAACTGGCCGACTATCTGGACCTGTGCGAGAACGAGGGGCGGGTATGAGCAAGCTAACAACCTATTACCACTGCGGCAAGCAGCCTTGGAAAGGAAGATTATGCAGATAACACTAGACCATTCGCATTTAGATGACTATCGGATGTTTCTGAAAATTAAGCAGTTGCCGACGTATAAGTTCACTGGGAACACGGCAACGTTTCCCGATGAATATGTAGAGCGGCTGGGCATTTGCCACGCGAACACAACGCCTACCGACTACGAGCCGATAAGCGGGCTATTCGATTACCAAGAGGCTATCGCCAGAACGGCCATTACCAAGCGTAAGTATTGCGTCTTCGCTGATTGTGGCCTTGGCAAGACATTGATTTTTTTGGAGTTTGCGCGCCATGCAGCAATGTCGTTGCCCCCAGGTAAATGTGTGCTGATTGTTTCGCCATTGATGGTGATTCAACAGACTATTGATGAAGCACACCGATTCTATGGCGGCAACTTGCCAATAGAGCAGATAGCCGCATCGCAATTGCCTGAGTGGTTGGCGACTGACGGCCATGCTGATAGCCGAATGCCAAACAGAATCGGCATTACGAATTACGAATCGCTCCGAGATAATGTACCGAAGGGCTGCCTCGGGGCACTCATACTCGACGAATCATCAATGCTCAAGAGCCACTACGGTAAGTGGGGCACAAAGGCCATTGAGTTGGGCAGGGGCCTAGACTGGAAGATGGCTTGTAGCGGCACGCCCGCACCGAACGACCGCATCGAATACGCAAACCACGCGGTTTTCATGGATGCGTTTCCAACAGTGAATAGCTTCCTGGCTCGATTCTTCGTCAACCGCGGGCAAACACAAGAGCGATGGTCCATAAAGCCACATGCCCTTGAGCCTTTTTATCGTGCCCTGTCGCATTGGTCAATATTCTTGACAAACCCGGCCACCTACGGCTGGAAGGATAACTGCGGAACACTACCGCCAATTAATGTGCATGTCCACGATGTGGAGATGACTGACGAACAAATAAACCTTACGCACAAAGCAACAGGGGACTTATTTGCATGCCGAATGGGTGGAATTACTAATCGGGCTACGCTTGCCAGCATCGGCAAGGGCTGGCACAAAGGCAAGAACATAGCAAGCAATAAATATGAGTTCATGCGTTCTTTAATCAGTTCATGGCCCGATGAGTCTACGCTGATATGGTGCATCTACAACAAAGAGCAAGACCTGCTTGAGCGGACATTCCCGGAAGCAGGATCAATTCGCGGCGACACGCCACATGAGCAGAGGCAGACTCTAGTTGACGACTTCAAGGCGGGACGGCTCAGGACGTTAATTAGCAAGCCAAAGATTTTAGGCTTTGGCTTGAATCTTGAACGAGCGACGCGGCAGGTATTTTCTGGGCTACAAGATAGCTACGAGAGTTACTATCAGGCAGTGAAGCGTTCCAATCGATACGGCGCAACTCGCCCATTAAATGTGCATATACCAGTGACCGATATCGAGCTGCCGATGGTGGAAAACGTAATCCGCAAGGCGCACTTAGTGCAACGAGACACCGAACAACAAGAAAGGATATTTTGCAAATGCTCTTAAACAATGGAACCAACTGGCACATTCACCACGGGGACTGCATACCGCATATGGCAGAGATGCCGACGGAGTCAGTGGATTTCGCTGTATTTTCTCCGCCATTTCCTTCGCTGTACGCTTATACAAGTCTGGCAGAGGATATCGGCAACAGTGAAGACCTAGGAGGCGAGGCGAAGCTACATCTATCGTTCTTTTATCGGCAATTATTGCGTGTAATAAAACCCGGCCGTGTATGTGTGGTCCATGTGATGCAGATTCCGCGAATGAAGCGATCTGGCGGCCGCGGCCTGTTCGACTTCCGAGGGTTTAACATCCGTCTGGCTGAACGGGCGGGGCTTATTTTTGAGCAAGATATCCCGGTCACTAAAAACCCACAAGCTCAAGCAATCCGCACGCACAGTCAGGAATTGCAATTTGCTGGGTTGGAACGAGACCGGGCGAAATCGCGTCCTGCCCTGTCTGATTACCTGATTAAGTTTACCGCACCGGGAGACAATGCCATTCCCATCGATAGTCCGGGGCAGGTGTCACGCAATGAATGGATTAATTGGGCAGAAGGTGTGTGGACATGGCATGATATAAAAAATACTGACACCTTGAATGTTCGTGAAGGACGCGGCGAAGAAGACACTAAGCATATTTGCCCACTACAACTCGGCGTAATCAGGCGGCTAGTCAAGCTCTACACCAATCCAGATGAGATTGTTTTCAGCCCCTTCGCTGGCATTGGGTCAGAGGGCTATGAGGCCATAAAGCAGGGCCGTCGCTTCTATGGTTGCGAAATCAAGGCTGAATATCTGGCCGCTGCCAAGCGAAACATGGAAAGAGCGATGCGAGAGCGGAATGAACAGGAGGCATTGTTGTTTTGAAAACTCGCAACCAACATGCTATTCGCACGTATGCCGAGACGGCCGCCGCAATGCGCCGGGCGGGCGATGCGACGATAACCACCAGCCATATCCATTACTATGAGCAGGCGGCGTTTCGCAAATTGCGAAAAGCACTGGCCACACTGGAGGCGGAACTATTGATGCCGGAGGTCGGTACAAGCGGTCGGCGGAAACTCAAGGGAACGATGTCGCAATTATGACTGAACTAACAACCGGCCCGCCCGTGGCATACATGCCGCAACTATTATCGTTGGCTGATTATCAAGCAAATCCAGGCTGCCCGATAGTCTGGGGCTACACACAACGCCCGCCGGGGAGTGAACAGCAGTTTGTCACGCTGCGGATCGACGGGCAGAGCGTACAAGATGCCTCAAGTCCTGCGAGGCGTAAATGCAGGGCAACACCCCGTTATTGATTGGAGTTTAAAAAATGGATGGGTATATTGAGCGAACATATCGGATCAAAGGCACGGTGCCCACAATAATGCACTCGGGCCGAATGGCCAATCCCCTAGATGAGTACGCGAAGGCGATCAAGCAGATCACGCCGAAGCGGAACAAGACAGACGAGGACTATGAGGAAATGCGACGGCTGGAGTTTTTTGGCGCGTTGTATCAGACCGAGGACGGCGCGCCGGGCTGGCCGGGGGAAAACATCGAGTCGATGTTGAGGGCCGCCGCGCGAACGCAGAAGCGGGGCAAGGATGTCGAGAAGGCCCTGCTTTCGGAGCCGGTTGTATTCCCGCTGATTTACGACGGGCCGAAGGACGCGGTGACGCTGAGCATGACGCCGCGTTTCGTCGATACACGCAAGGCCGGTGTTCAGCGTTCGGCAGTCATGCGGACACGACCGATTTTCACCGAGTGGGAGTTGGAGTTTACGGTACACGTTCGGATCGACAAACTGAACCCCACCGACGTTGATGAGTTTGTTGTGATTGCCGGTCGTGATATCGGGCTGTCTGATTATCGTCCGAAGTTCGGGCGGTTCGTCGTGACGCACATCGACGGGACGGCGGTGAAGTAGACATCGAAACAGGACGGGAGCGGAAGGGAGAGGAGCGGAGGGGAGCGGAAGGGAGCGGACGGGAAGGGAATGGCTTTTCATCATCCATATCCATACCGAAACAGGATGGGAATGGAATGGAAGGGAGCGGAAGGGACGGGAGCGGAGCGGAAGGGAGCGGATTGGAAAGGAATGGCTTTTTATCATCCATATCCATACCGAAACAGGAACGGAGAGGAACGGAGCGGAGCGGACAGGAGGGGAAAGGAACGGATGGGAGCGGAGAGGAGAGGATTGGAAAGGAATGGCTTTTTATCATCCATATCCATACCGAAACAGGAGGGGAGAGGAACGGACAGGAGCGGAAGGGAGAGGAGCGG